CAATGAAAATGAAAGACAAAAAAATGCCTAAGTACCAACGAGGTATGATGGTTGAAGCTGGGATGCCAGAGTCTGGCTCTAAAAAACCTATGGTTATGCCAAAGAAGAAAAAGAAAGTTAATCCTTCTTTGTATAGTGATCCAGATTTAGGTGGTGGCCCAAAAGGTGGTCCTAAACCTAGTCCTAAAGGCGCTGGTGGTGTTATGGCAGGGGACAACCCTATGACAGGCGGTCCTATGCCTCCAAGCAAGAGACGTGCCCCTATGGGTAAAGGTAGAGGCCGAGGTAGTAAGATGCCTATGATGAACAAAGGCGGTAAGGTTCGTGGCTGCGGTATGGCAAAACAAGGCGTTCGCAAGGCTAAAATGGTACGGATGAAAGGTTCATAATGCGTAGGTATTATAAATCTGGTGGGAAGATATGTGCTAAAGGTAAGTCGTGGGCTAAACGAACCTTTGATACATATCCCTCCGCGTACGCAAACATGGCGGCCTCAAAATATTGTAAAGATCCTAATTATGCAAAAGGGTCAAAAGGTAAGAAGTAATGGGCGACCTTAAAAAATGGGTAGACCAAGACTGGGTTAGAATTGGTACAGACGGCAATATAAAAGGTAAGTGTGGTACGTCTAAAGACAAAAAGAACCCAGACCGATGTTTACCTAGAAGTAAGGCGCAATCACTTAGTAAAGGTGAAAGAGCGTCCACAGCCAAGAAAAAGAAAAGTGCCGGATCAAAAGGAAAAACTGTAGTGAAAAATACAAAACCTGCTACTGTTAAACTACGTGAAGGCGGACTTGCTAGAGGCAAGCGATCCATAGCCAAAGGTTGTGGACAGGTAATGAATAATAGACGTAAGAAAACACTTTATGTTTAGGATATAAATTATGAAAGGTGTAAAACATTACAAAAGAGACGGTACTGAGCATAAGGGTTCTACCCATAAGATGGCTGATGGTACTTTACACAGTAATAAATCTCATACTAAGACAAGCGTAAAACTATTTCATTTAAAAGATTTGTCAGCCAGAGCTAAAGCTAAAGCCAAAGGAAATACGGTTAAGAAAAGTCGGAGTAGGTAAATAATGGCTACATCAGGTACTACCGCATTTAACATGGAGTTCACGGAGATTGCTGAAGAAGCGTTTGAACGCGCAGGGCGCGAGATGCGTTCAGGGTATGATCTAAGAACTGCTAGAAGGTCTATGAATTTGCTAACTATAGAATGGCAGAATCGTGGAATTAACATGTGGACCATAGATAGTGGGACTGTAGACCTCGTAAAAGGTCAAACTACTGCTTATGACCTACCTGCCGATACCATAGACTTGTTAGAACAACAAATACGCACTAATCAAGGTAATACAGCTACTCAGTCTGATCTTACTATAAGTCGTATAAGTGTAAGTACGTACGCGTCAATCCCTAACAAGTTAACACAAGGTAGACCAATTCAAATTTATATAGAACGCCTTCGTGACCACCCCAAGTTTCATGTATGGCCTCTACCAGATAACAATGATTATAAATTATATTATTGGAGAATGAGACGTATTGAAGACGCAGGTAGTGGTGTACAAACTGCGGACATGAATTTTAGATTTTTTCCTTGCCTAGTAGCAGGGCTAGCTTATTATATATCTCTTAAATTACCTGAAGCTATAGACCGTGTGCCTATGTTAAAAGCCATGTATGAAGAACAGTTTGAACTAGCCGCAGCAGAGGACAGAGAAAAAACTTCAGCTAGGTTTGTTCCACGCATGAGTTATCAGTAATGAGCAACAGATTTGCCTCTAATAAGATAGCCATAGCAGAGTGTGATGTTTGTGGGTTTCAGTACAAGCTACGTGAGTTGCGTAATCTAGTTGTAAAAGGTAGAGATACAAACTTAAAGGCTTGCATTGAATGTTGGAACCCTGACCATCCTCAATTAAAATTAGGAGAGTTTCCAGTAGATGATCCACAAGCAATACGTGACCCTAGGCCAGATCGTAGTTTAGGTGAGTCAGGAGACAATAGTAGTCGAGATATATACTGGGGTTGGAACCCTGTTGGTGGGGGCGCAAACCCTTACAATTTAACACCCAATCCTCTCCAAGCTGTTGGAGCTGTAGGGGACGTAACTGTAACAACTTCATAAGGAAACGTAACATGGCACTTAAAGGCAAACAACATAAGCTAGATAAGAATAAAGATGGTAAAATTTCTGGCGAAGATTTTAAAAAGATGTCTAAGTATAAAAACGGTGGGCCAGTTAAAGCAACTACCAACCGTAAAGTTAAAGTGCGTGGCACTGGAGCAGCAACTAAAGGCATATACGCTAGAGGGCCAATGGGCTAACGCATGAATTACACTGAGTTAAAAACTAACATTCAAGACATTTGTGAGACTAGTTTCACGAACGACCAGCTTGCTATGTTTACTCAACAAGCAGAACAAAAGATATATAATGGTGTACAACTACCTGCACTCCGTAAAGTAGATGAAGGGCCAGTGGTCCAAACAAATAAGCTATATACTTTACCTAGCGATTATTTGTATACGTATAGCCTAGCTATTATAAGTAGTGGNACTTATACCTACTTATTAAACAAAGATGTTAATTTTTTACGTGAAGCATACCCAATTAACACTAATGCTCACTANGGAGCGCCAAAATTTTATGCTTACTATAGCGATACTAAGTTAGAGTTTGCTCCAACGCCTGATGCTAATTATGAAATAGAACATGTTTACGGGTATTACCCTGCATCTATAGTTACAGCAAATACTACTTGGTTAGGTACAAACTTTGATTCTGCGCTATTAAATGGGGCATTAGTAGAAGCCATAAGGTTTATGAAAGGTGAGCCAGACATAATAGCTAACTATGAAAAAATGTATGCCTTATCTATGGGACTACTTAAAAACATGGGTGATGGCAAGTTACGAGAAGATGTGTATCGTTCTGGACAATACAGAGTCTCTCCAACATAAGGTAGTATAGATGGCACTAACGCAAACATTATGTACTTCTTTTAAAGTATCTCTTCTTGATGGGGAGATGGACTTTAGTGCTAATACAAACGACGTATTTAAAATAGCTTTGTTTACTTCTACTGCATCCTTAGATGCTACTACTACGGCGTATTCTAACACTAGTGAAGCTTCAGGCGCAGGGTATACAGCAGGGGGTGAAACCCTTAGTATAAATACCAACCCTACGTCTACAGATACAACAGCGTATATAAGCTTTTCAACAGTAACATGGCCTAGTTCAACTATAACAGCGCGAGGCGCGTTAATATATAGGTCATCAGGTACTGGTAATAACGCTGTAGCAGTGCTAGATTTTGGAGTAGATAAACAAACTAACAATAGTACTTTTACAGTAACTTTCCCTACAGCGGATAAAAACACCGCTATCATACGGATAGCTTGAGGTTAATTAAATGGCAACTGGATTCACTACAATATTAAAACTAGCCTTACCCGTACAGGGCGAACTTAGCGGGACGTGGGGCACAGTAGTAAACGACAACATTACTAAGATGATTGAAGAGTCTGTTGCTGGCTTGGCTACTATTAATAGTTGGTCAAACAATGCGCATACACTGACTACCGCAAACGGTACTACTTCTGAATCACGATGTGCAATGTTGTCTCTTACTGACACTGGAAGCTCTTTAAGCGGTGCGGCTTCTGTAGTATGTCCCGCTGCTACTAAAACATATATTGTAAAAAACTCCTCTGGTCAAGCAGCTACATTAAAAACAGCAAGTGGAACTGGTATCGCTGTTCCTAACGGTAAGACNATGTTGTTGTTCTGTGATGGNACCAATGTAGTTGAGGCTGTAGATCACGTTGTCACNATGTCTGCGGGCACTCTTACTATAACTGGGCTTACTACATTTGCTTCCTTAAAAGGAGCTGACTCTACTACGGTAACAGGCATACTTGATGAAGACAACATGTCCTCTAACAGTGCTACTAAACTTGCCACTCAACAGTCAATCAAAGCCTATGTAGACTCTCAAGTCGCTACTTCAGACACTTTACCTGAGGTTCTTGCCAACGGTAATACTACTGGTGGGACAGATATAGCAGTAACTACAGATGATAAAGTACAGTTCCGTGATAGTGCTATATTTATAAATTCTAGCGCCGATGGTCAACTAGACATTGTTGC